CGTCGCAGCCGCCATCTACGACTACGAACAAGCGCCCGCGAAATGCCTCTACACGACCAAGGATGCGGCAGACCAACTCTACGGCCATTACGGCGAGGAAACCGAGGTGGAGGAATGAACGGAGTACAGCTTACCAACCATCTGACCGCGCAATTCGGGGCCTCAGCCCTGAGCCGGTACGAGGCCAGAATCACCGAGGACGGCGACTTCAGAGCCTACATATACGCCATGAGCCTCAAACGTCTCAAACGCAAGTGCGGGAGGTACGCGAAACGTGAGCGCAAGGCCATCGAATATGTCACCACACTCAAGGAGGAATCATGAGCGCGACGAACAACCAGCGTGAGATGATACTCAAATGGCATAAAGGCAAGGCCGCGACACCCGAGTACACGGCGAAACTCCTCGGTTTGCCGTTGAGCGAGGTGCTGTACGTGATCGAGCATCCCGAACCGCCGAAATCACGCGCGGACGCGTGGACACCGGAATTCATCGAACCACTGGTCTGAAAAATACCGATAAACACACGCGAATACATGACTGAATTCAGCGTAAAAACACTGAATCCAACGAAAGACAAAACGAAACCCTCCACCAACAGGCGGAGGGCACGCTCACCAAAGCACCATCATAGCCGGAACGTGGAGGGTTTCAACATAATGTTCATCACCACCGAACCATGCCAATACTGCGGCAGCCGACAGGTCGAGGCACCATGGACGCTCTGCCGGGACTGCCGCCGCGTCTACGCGAAAACGCTCCACCGGCTCCGCCGCGACATGATGCTCCTGCAACAGGTGTCCCGTCACGCCTACAAGCTCGGAGAACCCGGAGCGGCCGGCAAACCGCAAGGAGGCGCGGCGCCCGCGCCCATCAACCTCCACGCGCAGGACATGCTCGACCAGATCGAGGACGGCTTGCAGGACATGTGGAACGAAACCGGCGTGGAAAGCCGTCCGAGATGGCAGACCCTGCTCAGGGACTCGCCACGACGACTGCCCGACCTATGCCGCGCCAGCCGTTCGGGACATTGGCTGACATGGCTCATCCACACCTGCGAGCGCATCGAACCGCTCGTGGACCGCAGGCCACGCACGCGCCGGATAATCGGCGTCTGCCCCGAATGCGGACGCGAGGTCATGGCCGCGAAAGGCGAATCACTGCTGCTATGCAAATGCGGCAACCCAATCAACGTGCAGGAGCTGCGCGAACAAAGCCAAGCCAAAGCCGAAACCATCCACCTGACCAAAACACCGGCAGGCATGAGCCAATGGCTGCGCGAGAACTACGGGTACGAGGTGAGCCGCAAGCAGATCAGCAACTGGCTCAACCGGGGCAAACTGCCCAGCTCGAAGCCGGTCGATGACGGCTATTGGGAGTTCAATATCAGGGAGATTCTTGCGTTGGCAATGGGCTCCAGCGGCCGTCCGGCTTGACACAATGTAGCTTGTAGGATACAATAGAGGGCATGGAGATAAGAACGACCGACGAATTCGACGAATGGCTCGACAAGCTCAAAAACAGCAAGGACCGCGCCCGCATCGTCGCACGCATCCGCCAATGCGACCTCGCCGGCAAACCGGTCGGCGACATCAACACCGTAGGCGAAGGCGTATCGGAACTCCGCTACCACTTCGGCCCCGGATACCGGGTCTACTTCGCGCAAAAGGCCAACGTGCTCATGATGCTGCTCGCAGGCGGCACCAAACGCGGCCAGCAATCGGACATCGACCACGCCCACCGGCTGCTCGACCAACTCAAGGAGGAAAACAAATGGTAAACACCAAACCATGGGACGCGAGCGAATACCTCAAGACCGAACAGGACATCATCGACTACCTCGACGCGGCCGCCGAAACCGGAGACCCCACACTCATGCAGGCCGCCATCGGAGATGTCGCCAAGGCGAGAGGCATGGGACAGATCGCCGAAGCAGCTGGAGTGGGCCGCGAAAGCCTCTACAAGAGCCTCAGCAAGGACGGCAACCCCAGCTTCCAGACCATCGCCAAGGTAATCCAAGCCCTCGGCGGACGCCTCACAATCCAAGCAGCCTGAAAAACAAAACACAAGCGGGAGTAGGGTGAATCCACTCCGTGGTATACTCCGTATCAGGATTAGTGTAAAAGCCTCTGAATCAACCGGTTCAGGGGCTTTACTCATATTCACCCAATGGTCATGTTCCATGGCAATCAACCGGCATGACCACCTACGCCACGGCTTGCGTACGGTAGAGGCCTAACCGGTCACGCTGGGATAGCGTGACAGCCAGCAAACACGACAACTGGCTCGCGAATTCGAATCTCGCCCAAGCCACCAATCCCCTCAGCGAGTAGGCAATCATGAGCAACAAGGCGGGATCAGGGCGCTACAGCAATGGAGCAGCCCGCCGCAAATGCAAAGCCCGACACATCGCAGCCGAAGGACCAATACCAATCTGCGCACTCTGCGGCAAACCCATCGACCTCACACTCAAAACACCACACCCACTCAGCTGCGAACTCGATGAGATCATCCCATTCAGCCGAGGCGGATCACCAGTCAGCTTCGACAACACCCAACTCGCACACAGGATCTGCAACCAGCGAAAAGGCAACAAAATCGCCACCAACACCACAGGACACCAAAACACAAAACAACAACCACAAAACACCATCCCAATCAGCCGCCAATGGTAACCGGGGGCAACCCCTCCCCCTCCCATGCGAGGCTCCCCACAGGTCATAGCGCCCGCATCCCCCCGCAACCCGTGTGGAGTATCGTACGTTTGGCCGCTGGGGTGTCTGCGACCGCCCGTGGAAGCCGTTCCGGCATGGTTCTGATGTTTTTGCCCCGTTGTTTTCCGAGGCTGTTACGTTTGATTCTCCGCAGTTTTGATATGTCACGAAATTAGTGTTGCGAATCATTGGAATATATGCTATAGTTATGGCTATGGTCAACCAATGTAGGAATTGCGGCCACTTCTTCCAATCCACACCAAACCCTAGGCGTCCGAGACTGTTTTGCTCGGACAGATGCCGCAAGGCGTGGAGCCGCAAACATCAGATACCCCAAGAGCTCAAGTCGCTGCTCCGTTGGGTGCGCGCCGATGGCAAGCGCCCGATCCGGTGCGATGGTTCGCCGGCCAGTTCGACCGACCCCGATACCTGGGCGTCATACCCGGAGGTCATGCGCTCGAAGGCCGGTGACGGTTACGGCATCATGCTCGGCGACGGGCTTGCGTGCTGGGATTTCGACCATGTTGATTTGACCAGTCCGCCCGATAAGGCGTTGGAGCTGCTGCCCGAAGCGATCTATGCGGAGGTTTCGACCAGCGGTCACGGGCTGCATGTGTTCGTCCTGTCGTCGGAGCCGAGTTTCCGGCGTGCCGGCGTCGAGTTCTATTCGCATTCGCGGTTCATTCGCATGACGGGAAGGAGGTGGCCGAAGTGACCACGGTTATCCGCAATCAGGGCACGAGCCTCGCGGTGCGCGAGAAACTGGCCGCCGATGGCAAGCCCGTGTTGTTGGCGTTTTCGTGCGGCAAGGATTCCATCGCCGCGTGGCTGGCGATGCGGGACATGGGCATCGAGGTCGTTCCCGCGTACTTGTACTATGTGCCCGGTTTGAGGTTCGTTGACGAGGAGCTCGATTATTTCGAGCAGAAGTTCCAGACCAGAATCAAAAGGTATCCGCACCCGTCGCTGTACCGGTGGCTGAACAATGCGGTGTTCCAGGCTCCCGAGCGTCTGCGCTATATCGAGGCGGCGCGGTTGCCGGAGCCGTCGTATGAGCAGATGTGGGATTTCATCCGCGCCGACATCGGTTTGGACAAGAACACGTGGTGCGCGGATGGCGTGCGTGCCACCGATTCGATTCAGCGTCGCGGCGCGTTCGTCCAGTACGGGTACTGGCGGCGCAATCTCAAGAAGGTCAGTCCTATCGGGGATTGGCTCAAGGGCGAGGTGCTGGACTGCATCGGCGGGCATCATATCGAGCTGCCGTGTGATTATGCGTGGTTCGGGCGTTCTTTCGATGGCATCGATAAGAGGTTCACCAAGGTGCTCAAGGACAAGGCACCAGCCGATTACGCGACGCTGCTTGAATGGTTCCCTTTGTTGGAGGTGGATCATGTCAGGTGATTTCAAGTTCAATTTTTCCAAGAAGTCCAAGGGCAAGAAGGCTGTGAAGCCGGTGCCGGAGAATCTGGACGAGAACGCGAAGGAGTACCGGGAGCGCGCCCGTGCGGAGCGCAAGCGTTTCGTGGATGCGACCGACACCGAGTTCTGGCTGTGCCTGTGTTTCCCCTCCCCCGCCGAGATGGCGCGGTGGCGTGAACGGTTTGGTTTCGGCGAAAACCACCGGATCTATGCATACCGTGATGTCGAAAAACTGCTCGCCCCGTACAAGCCGGCCAAGTCGTCCGCCGTAGCGTTCGGGGCCGGCGTCGGCTTCGGTGGTGGTCTCGGTTTCGCGGAGAAGACGCCTGACCCGCTCGCCGACGTCAAATACACCGATGATCTGGAAAAGGATTGTCTCGCCGAGTTCGCCGCCCTGCACAGGGCGCTGGTCGAGGCTCGCAGTCCCAGGAAGCTCGTGGAGCCGACCGATTCCGAATACTGGTTCGCCATCGCGTTCCCGTTGCGAGACGATAAGGACTCTTTCCTTGCCGAGTATGGTCTTCGAAAGCTCGGCGATAAATATATGGACGGCATGGCCGTCATGAAGAAACTTGGCGGGTGATGTTCCGCCTCCTAGAGTTTGGCCGCTGTGATTCGCAGCGGCTTTTCTTATGCCACGAAAGGAGGTGGATTATGCGAAACCTGTTCCAGCGTGCCGGTAATGCGGTGCGTAATGTGGCCGGTCGTATCCGCAGCGCTTTTTCTCGCGGCGGCTCGCGTTCGTCCGGCTCCTGACATTTAGATTCGAGGTGATCCAGTTGGCCAGGACCACGACAGCACAGCCTAACCTGCCTGACGGCATCGAATGGCCCAAGGCGACCATGCGATGGTGGAAGCATTTGGCTTCCACCCCCGGCGCGGACTCGTGGACCGAGGCCGACTGGGACAACCTCATGAACGCCGCCCTGATCCACGCCGACATCTGGGGTTCCGGCAATTTCGCCAGCGTGCCCATACTGAACAAGCTGTTGCAGGATTACGGCATCACGCCCGCCGCGCGCAGCCAGATCACGCAGGCGAAAGTGAAACAGCAGGAGCGACATACGCCGCTCGATGAGATAACCGAACGACGGAATCTGAGGGTGATCGAGGGTGGCAAGGCGAAAAGGCGTACAGGAACCTAGCTTCGCTCTGGTTCCCAAGCACGCGCAGTCCGAGGGAGGCGAGGCGTGCGCGCTCGCCGCCGGCTACGACATGAAGCCGGACAAGTGGCAGCGCATCGTGCTCGAGGGGTGGCTCGCCACGGATTCGAAGCTGCAATGGGCGGCGTCGGATTGCGGGTGCGCGGTGCCGCGCCAGAACGGCAAGAACGCGATTCTCGAGTTCACGGAGCTGTACCTTGCCGCGATCCTCGGCATGAAGATCCTGCATACGGCTCATGAGGTGAAGACCTGCCGCAAGCATTTCCTGCGCATGAAATACTACTTCGAGAACGCGCGCAAGTTCCCCGAACTGTCGGAACTGGTCACCTACATTCGGGCCACGAACGGCCAGGAGGCCATCGTGTTGAAGAACGGCGGGAGCATTGAGTTCATCGCCCGTTCGAAGAGTTCGGGCCGTGGCTTCACGGTGGACGTGCTGGTGTGCGACGAGGCGCAGGAGTTGACCGACGAGCAGATGGAGGCCATACAGCCCGCCATCTCGTCGGCACCCTCGGGCAATCCGTTGACCATCTACACGGGAACGCCGACCCCGCCGACCTCGCCGGGCACGGTGTTCGCGCGTATGCGCCGCAACGCGCACAGGGACAAGCCGCCGAAGAACCTGTGCTGGTTCGAATGGGCAGCGGACGAGATAGGCGACGTGCACGACCAGCAACGCTGGTACCAATACAATCCATCGCTCGGCACCCGACTGCTGAAAAGCGTGGTCGTTTCCGAATCGGAGAAGATGACCCCTGACGGTTTCGCCCGCGAGCGTCTCGGCTGGTGGAACGATCAGGCCGGCGCGCTGTCCGATATCGATGTTGACGAGTGGGCCAAGTGTAAGACCGACAAGCCCTGCATGGACGGCTACAACTCGTATGCGGTCAAGTTCAGTGCGGACGGCGCGAACGTCACCCTCGTGGCGTGCGTGCGCCCGCCCCGCAAGTCGGGTGAATTGCCTCACGTGGAGGTCATCGCCTCGCGCAGCATGCGCGGGGGCACCGGCTGGCTGGCCGATTGGCTGACCGCCGAGAAGGACGGTGCGGAACGGTGGCGCAAGGCCATCGGCATCATTATCGACGGGCGCGTGGGAGCGCCCACCCTGGTCAACAGCCTCATCGATAAGGGCGTGTCCAAAAGAGTGATCGTGGTGCCGCGCCCTTCCGACGTGGCTGACGCTTGTTCGATGCTCGAACAGGCCGTGAACGACCATGGGCTTACCCATTTTGGGCAGCCGCTGCTTGACGAGGCGGTGGGTCATGCGAAGCATAGGAAAATCGGCGACGGGTTCGGCTACGAGCCGTCCATGGAGAACGTCGATGTGAGTCCCGTGGAAGCGGTGGCTCTCGCGTATTGGAACGTCAAGACTTCCAAGCGTCATCCGGGCAGAAGAGCGAAGGCGGTGGCATTCTGATGCAGATTCCCAGTCTTGAAAACGTGCAGGTCGATAATCTGCCCGAGGAATGCCGAGAACCGTGGGATTTGATGATACGTCAATGGTCCCAGAAGCTCGAACGTAACCTTTTGCGCACCAAATACTACGACGGACGAAACGAGATTAAGAATCTGTCCATCGCAGTGCCGGACAGCATGGCGGGGATAAGCGAGGTCGTGGGCTGGCCGCAGAAATCGGTGGACGCTTTGGCCGACCGCATCGTGTTCGATGGTTTCGTCGGAGTCGGCGACGACAGCCGCGACCCGTTGGGTTTGGAGTCGATTCTTTCAGACAACGACTTCGACGTGGAACTGCCGCAGGCCATCCGCAGCGCTCTCACCCACTCATGCTCGTTCCTGAACGTGCGCAGCGCGGAACCCGAGGATGGTCTGCGTTCCAAGGTGTCGGTATCGTTCCGCAGCGCTCTCTATGAGACGGGCCTGTGGGATTACGCGCGTCGCGGCCTGTCGGCGGCGTTGTCGATAACCGATATCGACCGCTCACAGTACGCGCAGACGAACACCATCGTGCCTTCCGAGCTCATGCTTTACATGCCCGGCTACACGATTCGTATACGCCGCACGCAATCAGGCCGCTATCACGCGGACGCTCCCCGGAACACGTACATGGATCACGTGCCCGTTTACCTGATCCCCTACCATCAGGACCTGAACCGCCCCTTTGGCCGCTCGCGCATCAGCCGCGAGGTCATGAGCATCACCGACACGGCGGTGCGCACGATGCTGCGCATGGAGGTAAGCGCCGAATTCTATTCGAGCCCTCAGCGCTACCTCATCGGCGCGGACGAGCCGCCCGAGGACAGGAACGGCAAGAAGCTGACCGGCTGGGAAGCCACCATCTCGAAGATGCTCAACATCAGCCTCAACGAGGACGGCCAGGCACCCACCATCGGCCAGTTCACGCAGATGACCATGCAGCCGCACACCGACATGCTTCGCGCCCTCGCGGCACGCATGAGCGGCGCGACCGGCGTGCCGCTCAGCCAGTTCGGCGTGATGACGGATTCCGGCCCCTCCTCGTCCGACGCGATCATGGCGGCGGAAAGCGAGCTCGTCATCGAGGCGAAGAACGCCTGCCGCGCCATCGGCGTGCAACTACGCAAGGCCGCGAGGGACATCGCCATCCTCAACGGCACCAGCGAGGACAGCGACGAGCTCGACCGCCTGCAGGTCAACTGGCGTGCCCCCGAACGCCCATCGCAGGCCGCGCTCTCCGATGCCATCGTGAAGCAGGTGACGGCCATTCCATGGCTCGCCAACTCCGACGTGGTGTTGGAGAAGCTCGGCTACACGGATTCCGACATCACACGCCTGTTGGCCGACAAGCGCAAGGCCGAAACCCGCAGCGTGCTTGACTCCCTCGTGAACGGAGGCAACAAGGATGACGGACAACCGGCAACTGAACCAGTTGCAAGCCAGCCAAGCCAGGGCGGTGGAACTGGCACGCCGCGATCTGGCGAAACTGTGGGAGACGCTGCAACAGCTCAGCCCTGAATGGCAGCGTGACATGCTGCTCGACTACGTGCCGCAACTGGTCGTCAAATACGGCGACCTCGCGGCGCATGCCGCCTATGAATGGTATATGCGCGTCCGTGGCGAATCGGTGCCAGACCCGTGGGAGTACGACCTATCCGACTCTTTCCCCGGCGACGGCATCGACAAGACCATACGCTGGCAGGCCGGCCACCTGTGGACGGACCCGCAGACCATGCAGGCGTATCTGGTCGGCGCGATGCAACGCTGGGTCATGTATTCGGGGCGTGAAACCGTTGCCCGCCTGTGCGAGCACGACCCGTCCGAACCACGGTACGCGCGCGTGCCGAGAGGCGCGAAGACGTGCGCGTTCTGCACGATGCTCTGCTCGCGAGGCTGGGTGTACCACAGCGAGAAAACCGCGAAATACGCCAAAGGCTCGTTCAGCCTGTTCCACGACGACTGCGACTGCCAGATCGTGCCCGAATGGGACAGGGACCAAGCGCACATCGAGGGCTACGACCCCGACCGCATGTACTCGGAATACATGCACGCCCGCAGCCTCATCGAGAACGGCGGCCTGGACGACGACACCTATCGGATGATAAAGGCCACCACAAAAGGCGATCCCGACAATCCCAACGACCCGAACACGCTTGTCTACCTGATGCGCCGGCTTTACCCCGACCGATACAAGGACGGGTATGGAGTACCCAGACCGTCCCGTTCGCACTGAATTTTCCCCAACCACCCGCACGGGTGGTTTTTTTATGCCCGAAACGGGCCCAACCCACTAGGAGGAACCATGACCGAAGAGGCCAACGGCAACCAGCAGGCGGCATCGACCGAGAACGGAGCGAAGCCGCCCGAAATCGACTACGAGGCCAAATACCGGGAGGCCGTCGCCCATTCCCGCGAATGGGAGAAACGCGCCAAGGACAACAAGGCAGCCGCCGACGAACTGCAACAGCTCAAGGAGGCCCAACTGTCCGAAGCCGAAAAGACAGCCAAGCACATCAAAGAGCTTGAAGCCAAGAACGCCGCCTACGAGGCGGAAAAACAGCAGAACGAATGGAAGACGCAGGTCTCCAAGGAAACCGGCGTGCCCATCGCACTGCTCCACGGCTCCACCCTCGAAGAAATGCAAGCCAACGGCAAGGCGCTCGCCGACTACATCACCGACAAAACCAAGCCCACGGTGCATGCCGCATCCGAATCCAACCAGCCGCCCGCACCATCCGACACATCCGGCGACTGGATCCGTGACCAGTTCCTCAAACAAAAGCAGAAATAACCCCCTCCATAGAAAGAAGGTATGACGATGGCTTCCAACGTGAACTCCATCATCACCAGCAGCGACCTCGGCGGCGGACTCATCCCCACCGAATACGCCACCCAGATTATCCAGGACGCTCCCAAGTCGAGCGTATCCCTGACACGCATGCGTCAGATTCGCATGAGCACCCGCACGCGCACGCAGCCGGTGCTTGACTCCAAGCCGATCGCCTACTGGGTTGGCGGCGATACCGGCCTGAAGCAGACCACGAAGATGAAATGGTCGGGCCTAAGCATCACGGCCGAGGAGCTTGCGGCCATCGTGCCCATCCCGGAGGCCGTCATCGCGGATTCCGGCATCCCCATCTGGCCGGAGGTCATGCCGCGTCTGATTTCCGCGCTTGGCTACAAGCTGGACCAGGCGACACTGTTCGGCGTGGACAAGCCGTCCAGCTTCCCTGACGGCATCATCCCGCAGGCCATCGCGGCGCACAACACGCTCACCCAGGGCAAGGACCTCGCCAAGGACGTTGCCAGCATGGGTCAGAAGCTCGCCGAACAAGGCTTCGCCATGAACGGCTTCGCCAGCAAGCCGGGCCTGAACTGGGAACTTATCGGCCTGCGCAACGCCAACGGCAGCCCGATCTACGTGCCCTCGCTCGCCTCCGGCGCGCCGTCCACCCTGTACGGCTTCGGCCTCAACGAGGTAGACAACGGCGCGTGGGATACCACCAAGGCCGTGCTGCTCGGAGCCGACTGGTCGAACTTCGTGGTCGGCATCCGTCAGGACATCACCTACAAGATGCTTGACCAGTCGGTTATCTCTGACGATAACGGCAAGGTGATTCTGAACCTCGCGCAGCAGGATTGCGTCGCCATGCGCGTCGTGTTCCGCGTCGGCTTCCAGATCGCCAACCCCATCAACGACGTGCAGCCGGACAAGAACAAGCGCTTCCCCGCGTACGTCATCGCGCCGGTCACCGGAACGTCGGTGGACACCGGAGCGTGATGGCCATGGGACTGAACAAGCAGATACAGTTCGTGCGTCAACCGAAGCCGACTGACGGCGAGATTATCGCTCAGGTGGCCGTTTTTGACGGGGAAGGCAATCCGGTCGATGTCGGCGGCGCTCCCACCGCCGACACGCTTGCCGGTGCCACCAACACCGGCAAGGCGGTGCTCAAAGCCACGGATGCAGCCGGCGCGCGCAAGGCCATTGGCGCGGGAACGTCCAGCTTCAGTGGAAGCTACAACGACCTGTCGAACAAGCCGACGATTCCGCCCGCCTACACGCTGCCCGCCGCCACGGCTGAGGCGTTGGGTGGCGTCAAGAAAGGTGCCGCGATCCCGGATCTCGCGAGCGGCGCGGATGCGGCGGTCATCGCCACGAAGGTCAACAGCATCCTCGCCCAGTTGCGCGCGATCGGTGTCATCGCCGTCTGACGTGGGGAGGTGCGTTATGGCCGACGAAACGGAAGAAAACCCATTCGCCACCCACACGGAATTGTCCAAACGCTGGAAGCAGATGCCGGACGACCCGGATTATGTTGACCAGCGGCTGGCTGATGCATCGCAGTTCATTCGCGAGCAGTGTCCCGGATGGCGCGATATCGCATCCGCCACGTTGGAACGCATCGCCTGCGAGCTCGCCAAGGATGTGATCTCGTCCGACATGCAGACCGAGGGTGCCGGTTTCGATACGACCGGTGCCAGCAATCTCAGTCTCACGGCGGGCAGTTTCACTCAGTCGATGACCTTCTCGAATCCTCGCGGCGAATTCTATCTGTCCAAGGGACAGAAGAAGGCGCTTGGGCTCACCGGCCAACGCTTTTACAGCGTCGACCTGTCGAGCGGGGAGGCGTCATGAGGGGCGAGACCGTGAAGGTGCTGCGCTACACGTCCACCGGTGGGACAGACCCCGGCGGCTCGCCAGTCACCAAGGTTGATATCGAGTCGGTTGGCAACGTGCTTGTCTCGCCCGGCGCGATGAGCAACGCCACCGACTCGATTCGACCTGACGGCGTGACCGTTGCATTCACCTGCTTCTTCCCCCGCAGCTACGCATACCGGAGTCTGCGCGGGGCGATGGTGCGCATCGATTCCCATGACTACAAGGTGGTCGGAGACCCGAGGCCTTTGGACGGCGGCATGAAGCCGACCGCATGGAACCTCAAGGTCGAAGTCACCGACACGGAGGGATAACCATGGTCAAGATGGTGAAACTGAATTATTCGGCGTTTCAGGCATACCGGCGCAACGAGGGTTCCAAGGCCGCCATAGGCGAGGCTCGGAAGCTCGCGGCGAGGGCGAACGCCATGGGCTCGCCCACACATGCGGGCCAGCCCATGTATACGGCGTTGGGCCCTCAGCCAAGCCCCGAGGGAGCCACCGCGCTCGTGCACACGGAGAACACCGCCGCGCGCGTCGATAACGCGGCCCACAACACGTTGGCCAAGGCGTTGGGAGGTGGCGGCTGATGGCCGTGAACGCTGAAAAACTCGTGCAGGACTGGCTCAACGCGGACCCGACGATCAACGCCGAATATCCGGCGATGTTCGATGTGCCGGCCGAGTCCAGCGCCACGCATCCGCTGCCGTTCGTCACCGTCGAACAGGTGGGAGGCTCGGACGAACCGTTCCGCAGCCTGCCGCTTATCGCGGTGCAGGTGTGGGGCGAGTCGCGCTGGCTGGTCTCCGAGGCCGCAGCGAAACTCATACTCCCCCGCCTCAAACGCATAACGGAGTTGCCCGAGGTCGCCGACATCGACATCACCGGCCGCACGCATTTCCCCATGCCGGACGGGCGGCCCCGCTACCAGATACTCATACAACTCACCGTCAAATCAGACGACTAACGAAAGGTCTAAATCATGGCTGGTTCCACAACCAACGATTCCACCATGGTGTCGCTGGGCAAATTCAAGGTCGGCGGCTACGCCTACTGGGCACCGTCCGGCACCGCGCTGCCCACCGATTCCTCCACCCCGCTGGCCGCGGCGTTCAAACTGCTCGGCTACCTGTCCGAGGACGGTCTGACCAACACGACCGACACCGACACCACCGAGATCAAGGACGCCAACGGCACGACCGTGATGAAGGTCATCACCAGCTACGCCGAGTCCTACCAGTTCGCGCTGCTGGAGGTGCTGCGCGTCGAGGCCGCCAAGATGCGCTACAACACGGGCGCGGTCACCGGCACGGATAAGAGCATGACCATCAATCACCAGATGCCCTCCGACGAGGACTTCGTGCTCGTGTTCGAAATCGCGATGACCGGCAATGTGAAGGACCGCCTCGTGATCGGCAACGGCACGCGCGCCGAGTTCGGCGACCGACAGGTGCATGCCGGCGACGCTCAGGTGTACGACATCACCGTGTCCGCAAACGACATGGGCAACGGCGTCACCGCCATCGAATACATCGGCAGGGCCACGGCTGTCAGCGAGATCGCCGCCGTCACCGAGGCCCTGCTCGGCAAGGTCGTCGACCCGGCCAACGGCGACGAGAACGCCGAAACCGCTGAAGAGGTTCCGGCCGCCGAATGACGGTTCTTCCCGCGTCGCGCTTCGAACGACTTCCCACGACGCGGGAACCTTTTCTTCGTTCAACCGTGGAAGTCGTTTTCACTAGTCTTTTGGAGAAGTCATCATGTCACGAAACCGCCACCGTTCCGGCAACCCCGCCAACAATGTTCCCGGCAGCCGTCCGCAGGATCACAAGCCCGCGCAGGGCAAGCCACGCACCGTCACCGTCAAAGGGCTCGTCCTGACACTGGACCCGGCCAAGCTCAACGACTGGGAGCTCATGGAATCCCTCTACGACCTCCAGTCCGACCCACAGAACAATGCGCTGAGCGTGGTACCGTTCCTGCGCGGCATGTTCTCAGCCAAGGACTACGGGCGCATCAAGAACCGTCTGCGCGACCCCGAAACCGGACGCATCACCGGAGACGCCATGGGCGAGTTCCTGCAGGAACTGTTCGCGCGTCTGAACGAGGAATCCCCAAACTCCTGACGCTCGTATACCTGCTGCATGCCTGCCCCGACCAGTTGGCGGCGGACATGCGGCGCGTATACGGGCTTAGCGTCTATGAGCTGGATCCATTGGAAGCGGCAGCGCTGGCGGTGAACCTGCCTGCGGGCTCACTGGTGTGGCAGAGGCTGGACGTTCCGGCCGCCTGGACGCTCGACCAGTATCTGATGGCCGCGCGGATCGACCAGATGAACATGTGGATGTGGGGCAACGCCGACCCGAAGAAACGCGGCCCACAACCCGAACCGCTGCCACGACCCGGCAACGGAAGCGGCCATGCCGTCGCGAACCCCTCCAATCCGAAGGACTCCGGGGAAGCAACGCGCAGGACGCGCACCATCAAGCCCATGGCCCTGACCGTCGCCGAACTCGACGAGTTCATGAGCCGCGACTTCACGGACGTGGAGACGAAACCCTTCACCCACAACGAATAACCGAATAGAGAGGCACGGTCATGGCATACCAGCTGGCTCAGGCGTACGTGCAGATCGTGCCCAGCATGAAGGGCGTGGGCAAGGCCATCGAAAGCGCGTTCGACGGGCCATCCAAATCGGTCGGCCAGAAAGCCGGCGACACCGCCGGCGGCGGCTTCTCCAGGGGATTCTCCGCGAAGCTCGGCGTGATCAGCGGCGTCGCATCCAGCATCGCCACGAAGGTCATCGGCGTGTTCTCCGGCCTGTCCGGGCAGATCCTCGACGCATCGGATTCGACCCAGAAGTTCGCACAGACACTGGACTTCGCCGGCGTCGGGGCCGACCAGATCAAGAAACTGACCACGTCCACGCAGGAGTACGCGAACAAGACCGTCTACGGCATCGACGACATCCGCAACACCACCGCCCAGCTGGCCGCCAACGGCGTGCCGAACTACGACAAGCTCGCCGAAGCGGCCGGCAACCTGAACGCGGTCGCGGGCGGCAACAGCGAAACGTTCAAAAGCGTCGCGATGATGCTCACCCAGACCGCCGGTGCAGGCAAGCTCACCACGGAGAACTGGAACCAGCTGGCCGACGCCATTCCAGGCGCTTCGGGCAAGCTCCAGGAGGCGATGCTGAAGAACGGCGCGTACACGGGCAACTTCCGCGACGCGATGGCCAATGGAGAGATCACCTCACAGGAGTTCAACGACGCGCTCATGCAACTGGGCATGAACGACGGTGCCATCAAGGCGGCGGAAAGCACGCAGACGTTCGAGGGCGCGTTCGGCAATCTCGAGGCCACCATCGTGGACGGTGCGGCGAACATCGTCAACACCGTCAAACCGTACATCACCGGAGCGGTCACTGCGTTGGGCGACGGCATCGGCAAGGCGATGCAGTGGGTGAACGACTTCACGGGCGCGCTCATGAAAACCGAGGGCGTGCAGACGTTCGCCAACGGGGTGAAAAGCATCGCCGGCGCGGTCGGTTCGGTCGTCGGCCCGTTCGCCGGCGTCATCGGCAGCCTGCTCGGCTTCACCGGCGGCGCGTACAGTGCCGGCGGGGCCGCCCAGCAGCTCTCCAATATTCTGGGCAGCATCGGCGGCATGCTCCAGTCGGTCGGCACGTTCGTCCAGCAGAACGCCGACTGGATGCAGGCGCTCGCGGTCGCGGTCATGGCGGGATATGGCGCGTTCAAGCTGTTCTCGATCATCACGACCGTGGTCGGCTTCATCAAGGCGTTCAGCCTCGCTGACACCGTCGCCGCCGCAAAGCAGTGGCTGTTGAACGCGGCTATGAACGCGAACCCAATCATGCTGGTCGTCACCGCGATATCGGCGCTGGTCGCCGCACTGGTCTGGTTCTTCACGCAGACTGAGACGGGTCGCAAGGCGTGGGCGGCGTTCACGTCGTTCGTCTCCTCTGCATGGCAGAAGACGGTCGATGCCGTCACCAGTCTCGGCCAGAACATCGCGAACTTCTTCACGCAGACGCTTCCCAATGCGTTCCAGTCCGTCGTCCAATGGTTTCAGCGGCTGCCGGAACGTATCGGCAGCGCATTGTCGAACCTGCTCACGGCTGTGGGCGAATGGGCCACCTGTCTCGCGCAATCCGCGTGGACCGCCGGGAACCAGTTCGTGCAGAACGTCGTGTACTTCATCACGCACTTGCCTGAGACGATTGCCTACTGGCTGTCCTATTCGATCACGTTCGTGGTCGCATGGGTCGCGCTTATGGGTCAGAAGGCCATCGACGCTGGCACACAGTTCGTGCAGAACGCGGGCACGTTTATATCCCAGCTGCCAGGCAATATCTGGAACTGGCTGGTCGCCACCGTCACGAACACGGCCAATTGGGTGGCGCAGATGGCCGGCAAGGCCAGCGAGGCCGGAAGCCAGTTCCTCAACAACATGGCCACGTTCATTTCCCAATTGCCCGGCAGGATATGGTCGTTCCTCGTGAACGTGCTGACCGGCGCGGCCAACTGGGCAGGACAGATGGCGTCGAACGCGGCGCAGGCCGGCAGCAGTTTCATACGGAATGTGATCCAGTTCGTATCTCAGCTGCCCGGATGCATCGCCGCCTACCTGCGCGGCGTGATATCGAACGTCGGGGCCTTCGCCGGTCAGATGGGGCAGGGCGCGCTCAACGCCGGACGACAGTTTTTGAGCAACATCGTCAACACGCTCGCCTCGATACCGGGCCGTGTGGTGTCCATCGGACGCAACATCGTCGAGGGCATCGTCAGCGGCATCATGGGCAGCATGGGCCGGGTCGGCTCGGCGATTCTCGGCGGCATGAATGCCGCCATCGCCAACGTGAAGCGCATGCTCGGCATCCACTCCCCCTCACGCCTGTTCCGCGACCAGATCGGCATGATGATGGGCCTTGGCCTCGCCAACGGCATCGACGCTTCCGCACGCTATGTGAACGCCTCCATGGGCAGCATGATCGGCGGGCTCATGCCCGACATCAACGACCTGCTGCCCGCCAACCGCACGTACGACGCGGCCACGATGAACCGGCGCATGGTGTACACGCCGTCCACGGACGCCATGCAACCGCAAGCGGGCGCGTCGAACGTGAACATCACCAACTACTATCCGCAGGCCGACCCGTGGCCACTCGCCACGAACGACAGTCTCGACAAGCTGACGGTCGGAATCTAAAGGGGGTTGCTTATGGCCGGTGTCGATTACGCGCTCAACGGCGTGGCCCTCGACTCCCAGTATTGCCGGGTCACGTTGGGCAGCACCCTGTTCGCTGGGGTCTCCGTGTCCCGCAGCAAGGTCAGCGCCCCGTTCCGGCATGGCACGATACCATCCGGTTTCGCCCCATCGTTCGAGGAACGCAGCGTGACGCTCAAGGTCACCGCGTTCCGTGCGGGAGCATTGGGCCGCGCTGATGCCGCGGGTTTGGATTCGAGCCGCCTGGCGCGCCTGTGCACGGCACCAAGCCTGACATTGGGCCGTCGGGTCAACGGGCGGAGACAGCAGGCCGTCGTGGAGCTCGCCAGTCTGGAGGCCGACGACGGAGGCACCGTGCTGGACAGGCTCACCCCGTTCACGGCGGTGTTCGCCATGCCCCAGGTGTGGTGGCGCGATCCGGTCGCGTATGACCGTCAGGTGGCGGCGAACACAACGGACTGGCTGTGGCCGTCAGCCGTGCAATGGCGGCAGGAATACTGGACGCGCTGGAGTGGCGCGGCGAACGATTCGACCAGTCTCATGGCGGATTTCGTGACCATGTGGATTGGTGAGCCGAACAATTCGCCGTCGCTGCTGATCCCGTTGTCGTCGGGCATACCGGATGGCATGTTCGGTGACGCGCCCGTCACCGATCCGATAATACGGCTGCCCAAGGGCGTGAGCAGCGCCTCGGTCACCGACCCCACGTCGAACACGGGCGTCATCTGGCAGGGTGCGGCCAACGCGAACGCCTACACGTATGTGGACGTGGGCAACTGCCTCGCATGGCAGTCCACGGCGGATCATCAGTGGACGCAATCTGGCACGGACGTGACCGGCGGCTTGGATTATCCGGCGGGCGGCCTGCTGCAATGCTGGCCGAACCCGGTGGACAACGGCTACCGGCTCACGTCGAAGATCACCGGCAGCGGCGAGCCATTGCTCGTGCACGTGCGCCGCGCATGGTGGTAGACCCCGTATTCCCCTTCTATGCAATTTCCGCGCCGGTTTTCAACGTCTGGAGTCCCCTTATGGTCAAGACACTGCACGCCCGCCTCGTCGCCTACCTGCCCAACGGCGGCAGGCTCGGCAACCTGCCCGCACCGCTCTCATGGGACGCGAGCATCGTCAACAGCGACCTCGGAGCACTCAAGGTCGTCTACAGCCGTCGTACCGTCGGCGGCGGAATCCTGAAACGCGGCCTCGAACAGGGGCTCGAGATCGGGCTCGAGGTCAGTGACGGCGGAACATGGAGCGAACCCTACAACTGCCGCTACCTGCTCATAGGCCGCTCCCGCAACGCCGAAGACGTGTCGGACACGGTGACGCTCACCTGCCAGAGCATGGGCTGGCTGGCCAACAAGATTCTGAACAACGACACCGCGCATCTGATAGCGGACGGCGACAACAAGGGCAAGCGCGCGTTCCTGTCGAAGAACCCCGGCACCATCATCAGAACGATTCTCGATGAGAACAAGGCCCGCAAGGGTGCCGGCCTCGTTTTGGCCCCCGGTTTCGACACCGGCAAGGACGCGGCTGGCGCGAACTGGAAGAGCGTGTACACGCTCTACTACTCGTTGGGCACGAGCCTGAACAGCATGCTTTCGAGCATGGTGGGCGGCGGTGCCATCGACTGGCGCACCGAGGGCCGCACCCTCAGAATCTGGAACGCCGACAGCACCAGTCTCAGCCGTGACCTGTCGGGCCGCGTGCACATCAGCATGGCGCACGACATACTCGAGGCACCCGAAGAGGAAAGCATCGAAGACCTCTCCAGCGATATCCTCGTGGAGGGTGACAACGGGCTAATCTTCCGCGAGTCGAATCCGGCGGCACCCACGCCGTGGGGTGGCTGGGAATCCTATGTCTCTCAGGGTGGAGTCTCGGACGAGGCCACCGCCAAGGCATTCATGCAGACCACATTGGCCAGCGCGGCCCGTGTGCGCGGCCAGTACACCCGCTCGCTGCTCGTCACCAACGCCGAATCATTGCCGTTGGTGGACTACCGGCCCGGCGACTGGATCACCGCGCCCACAGTCCAGCACGGCGAGAAGGTGCGAATCCAACAGGTCACCGTTTCGCTTGACTCCAACGGGCTCAAGGCCAGCATCACGCTCAACGACAAGGTGTACGACTCGCAGGTGCGAGCCAACAAGAAGATTCAGGGCATCACCGGTGGCGCGACTCTTGCCGGCAGCGAGGGTGGCCGCCCGGCTCCGGAGAAGGATCATCGTACGCCGAAGGCCGTGACCGGCTTGGTCGTGGCCACGGACGCCTATATCTCCTCCCGTGGTACGGCTTTGGGTTTGGCTACCTTGCAGTGGGCTGCGGTCTCTCAGGCGACGGATGACACGGCCATCGACATTTCGGGCTACCGCGTGGAGTATCGCAAGAGCACGGCTGGTGCGCCGTGGGTTTCCGGTGGCGTGACTGACGCGCAGCGGCTCACGTTGGGCATCGGCGGCTTGGAATGCGGGCAACGCTATGAGTTCCGGGTCAGGGCCGTGCCAACGTATTCAGACAAATTGGGCGACTGGTCGAACGTGGTCGTGGCTTTGGTGGCCAGTGACGTGACGCCGCCGAGCATACCGTCCAAGCCTATCCTCACCAGCAAGCTCGGTGTGGTTGACGTGCAGTGGGACGGCAGGAACAATGCCGGCGGCGGCATGGAGCTGGACTTCGACCACGTGGAGGTCGGCATCAGCGACTCCAACGGGAACTGGAAATACCGGGATAGCGTGGCGCGTGACGGGCATTGCGTCGTCACCGGATTGGAGTATCGCGCCTACTGGTTCGCTTTGCGGTCGGTCGATCATTCGGGCAACAAGTCGGATTGGGGTGTGGGCGCGTCGATCACGGTCGCCAGCGCGGTGTCCCAGACCGACCTGGACAGGCTCGACAAGGATCTGCGGGACAACAAGACCGCCATCGACAACGCGAACAGGGAATTGTCCCAAGCCAAGCAGGATATCGCCGGCAATACGACGGCGATAGGCAACGCGAACAGGGAATTGGCTACGGCGAAGTCCGACCTGACGCAGGCGAAGCAGGACATCGCCAACAACACGACGGCCATCGGCAACGCGAACAAGCAGATCACGTCGAACAAGACGGCCATCGATAACGCGAACAGGGAACTGGACGCGGCTCAGGGCGACATCGCGCAGGCGAAGAAGGACATCACGCAGGCCAAGTCGGACGCGGCCAACGCGAAAAACGAAGCGGGCAAGGCCAGCGCGGCCATCGAGTCGGCGAAGTCCGACATCGCGAACGCCGCGTCGAAGGCCCAGTCCGCGTTGGACAAGGCCAATTCCGTGGGCAAGAGCCTCGACGGCCTGCACAACGTGTACGAGGGGCCCGACGACCCGACCACGATTTCCGGCGTGACCGTGCGTCAGGGTGATTTCTGGTACAAAACCCAAAAATACTGGACGCGCTGGTCCGGCGCTGCGAACGACAGCACGTCCCTGCTGGCCGACTTCTATACGGGTTGGGAGGGCGAGCCGAACAACAGCGCGAGCTGGCTCGTGCCGTTGTCCAGCCGTTTCATCGGCGTGTACGTCTTCGACGGTTCGCGGTGGAACGAGCGCAACATCGTGGCCGCGAACATTCTCGCTTCCGGCAGCGTGGTCGCCTCCAACATGGCGGCGAACAGCATCACGACGGAGAAGCTGGTGGCCGGCGCGATCACCACGGACAAGGTGGCGGCGAACGCGATAGTCGCCGGCAAGATAGCCTCCGGTGCCATCACCACCGAGAAACTGGCCGCTTTGGCGGTTACCGCCGACAAACTCGCCGCCAACTCGGTGGTGGCGGGCAAGCTCGCGGCCAACAGCGTGGACGCGGGCAACATCGTCGCCGGCGCGGTGACCGTGGACAAGCTGGCCGCCAACTCGGTGGACGCGAGCAAGATCGTGGCCGGAGCCATTTCGACGGACAAGCTGGCCGCGTTGGCGGTGACCGCCGACAAGCTCGCCGCGAACAGCGTAGTGGCGGGCAAGATCGCCGCGAACGCGGTCAACGCGGGCAACATCGTCTCGGGGGCCATCACCACCGAGAAACTGGCCGCATTGTCCGTGACCGTGGACAAGCTCGCCGCCAACAGCGTGAACGCGTCGAAGATAGTCAGCCAGTCGATCACGGGCGACGAGATCGCGTCGAACACGATAGTCGCGCGCAACATCGCCGCCCAGTCCATCACCTCGGACAAGGTGGCGGCGGGCCAGTTCGTCGGCTACGTGTTCACCGGCAGTATCTTCCAATCCAGCACTGCGGATAACACGGGTTGGAAGCTCAAGGGCAACGCGCTGGACATGTGGGACTCGAAGCGGAACCATACCGTGCATCTGGACGGCGAGGGCGCGAACAACCTGCTGACCGGCACGTTCCAGACCGGCCTGTCGGGCAGCAGGGTGATGATAAGCCCCTCGTTCCGACAGTACGAGGTCGACGGCCCGGACAAGCTGGATGGCTCGGGCATTCAGTTCTTCCACGGGACCAATGCATACATGCACCCGTACATCGCGGTCGAGTCCACCACGCAGCAGGAAGGCGAAGTCAGCGCGCTCACGTTCAACGGCGGCCACCGCGCGGAGCACGACCCCGGCGCGTTCGCCAGAATCGGCGAACGCAAGGGCTCCGACAACACCACCAAGGGCGGCACCGTGTTCCTCGCCGCAGATCAGGACTATGACTCGCCCGATCACAATAAAAGGCGCGCCTACCTAACTCTGTGGTCTCCCAAGACCGGGGACACGACCGCCACGCTCGCCGCGCAGGACCCCAATGGCCGAGTCGGCATCCAAGCCGACATCGACAGCGGATACCTGTACATGGGAGGTTTCTTGGGAAGGTATGCGTCCAGAGGCACATTTCAGTCGATGTACTGGGATGGGATCCACCACATCAGCCCATGGATGGTATTTCGGTTCAAGGGCTCGTGGACGCCGCCGAGATACGGCAGCTACAAGATCGTCGGCGGCGTCAACAACGCCACCGGCGACGCTCTGTGCACCAGCGCCCCCTGCAACGAGAGCAGCAGTGGGGCCGAGATCATGGTCCAGTCGATGCCCGCGAACGTCGGCGGCTACAGCATGTTCCCCGGCGGCGGCACCAACATCTGGTGCACGATGTTCGGATACCTGAGGAAATAGTGGAGGAACCATGCGAATCATCGGAGACCGGCTCTTCATCGACCTGCCGGGAAGCGGCGAACCATCGCCGGACGGGCGCATCGACGGCGGCACGGCATGGGGAACCCATTTGACGGACATCGCCGCCACGGGCCTGCTGCTCGGCACCACGTCCGACATGGAGACCGTGGCCATGATGCTCGATGTCTCGAAACGCGTCGCCGACCCCGGCGTCATCGACGCGGAGTCAGGTCGCAACGCGTGGACGAGCGCCTACGAGCAGTTGGAGCATGACGCGCTCGTCGACCTGAATCAGGTGCGCGCCGCATCACTGCACCGCGCGTTCAAGGCGAACGGGGCGCTGGCCGCCGACGGGCGTGCGGAGACCCGCCGGCTGTTGGGCTTGGATGCCACGACCATAGTGGACTCGTACGAGGCGGACGCGGCTCTCGCCGCCGCGCGGGCGTTGGACGAACCGAACGCCGGCGAGCCGGTGGAGCCGTCGATACGGTTGCCCGCCGGCGTGGACGCCACGAGCCTCGCCACCCTGCTCTCAGAGCATGCGACGGAAATCGCCCAGGCGAGAACCAGATTTCTGAACGACGTCACACAGACCATCACCGATAGGAGATAACCAATGACAGACAACACAACCGAAAACCCCGTGCAGGCGGACATCAACGACGTGCTCGACAACATGAGCGCCCGTAACGCCACCCTGACCCGCGAACTCGCCATCAGCCAAGCACAGGCAACCGCACTGCAACGCAGGGTCAAGGAGCTCGAGGCCCAGCTGGCCGAAGCGAAGTAACCCGACACCGACAACCATTTTTCCGAAAGCCACTCCGCACGGGGTGGCTTTTTTCATGCCCAGAGCAGAAAGGAGACGGCATGTATCTGCGCAACCTCACGTATCCGCGAATGATGCTCGGCACCCCCATCAACAGCACGGTCTCCATGATCCCCGACAACCAGAAGGGCGTCACCGTGACCGCCATGGAAGGCCGACAGGACTGCTTCACCCAAATGTGGTTCAACACGCCGCTGAACACGAGCCTCGTGTTCCAGACGGACATCTGGAACGTGGTCGGAGACCAGTCCGCCGTGCTCAACGGCTACGTCCTCATCGCCGAGCTAGACCCCTGGAATTCACTGTGCTCCGCCGCGTCTGCAGGCAGAACATCCCTCAAGTTCACGCCGACCAGAGACTTCATTATCCGGCTCGCCTGCCCCGATTCGGGCAGCGCCAACTTCACGCAGCCCCTGCTCATGACGGAAGCCGACTGGAACCAGATGCGCGCACTCGGCGAAGGCTACTTCGACGGCGACCTCATGCCATTGGCCAAGGGGGGGGGGTGTAACAATCCTCATCCCGTTCATGCCGCCCACCCTGATCATTGGGGGTTGGCCGCATGACGCTGATAACCAACCATTACCCCAACCCGTTGTTCAACTCGCGTGGGGCATTGCCCTCCCTGAGTGGCGGTTCCGGCACCATAACCTGCATCGACGCGCAGCGGCAACTGCGACTGCAGTCGACCGACGCTGGAGGCGTGCAGGCGGCACAGGCGTTGACCGGACTGCCGGCATCGACGCGCATGGTGTTCCAGTTCTCCTACTGGACGTCCGACAAGTCGCTGCGCAACGGATGCCTGTGCATCATCGGCCGCAAGGCCTCCGGCTGGACGGAGCTGGCCCGTGGCGGCAACCCGCAGTCCAATGGCGTCCACGACACGGTGACGATCGAGTTCACCACCCCGCAGGATGTCAATGGAACCCAGATCGTGTTCGACAGTCCCCTGAAAACGGGCGCGGTGACGGTGTTCGACCGGCCCACGCTCATGACCAAAACCGACTGGGACTGGTGGCAGAGGAACAATCACGGCAGGCTGCTCTCCGGCGATCTCATGCCACTCAGCTGACCGCTCCCCGATTGGCGGTGGCGGCATGACCTACATCACCAACCTATACCCCGACCCCTCATGCTACAAGCAGTTAAGCTCGTGGCAATCCTCCGGCGGCGTGAATGTCGAGCACCTCCCCGACGGGCGCTACCGCTACACGCATACCGGCGGCGGCTGGTCGCTTTCCGACTGGAATTACTGGAAGGCACTGATGAGACTGGGCCGTGTCGTGGTCGTCGTCTACACGGCCACCAGCGGGCTGAGCGTGGCAGTGGAGAGCGGCATGACACTCGTCTCCGGCACGACCCCATCGGGTGCCGCATGGACGGCGGCGAAGATCGGCCGGGACGGCAACCGCAGCATCTACTGCCGTGGCAGTGGCAGTTTGACGTTGGAGGCCATGGCCGTGTACGAGGGCGACGATTGGCCGACCGTCCAACAACTCCTCCCCCGGTTCCCCTTGTTCACCGGCAGTTCGATGCCACTCAACTAACCCACTCGACTGACCCAAGGAGGAGGCGTATGCCTACATGACCCTGACCGTATGGCTCACTTTCGCGGGCACGATCCTCGGCAGCGGGGCGACCGGCACCCTGACCGCGTGGATGCTCAAACGCTTCGACCGGACGTCCGTGTTGGAGCAGGCCGTGCGAGAGCTCCTGTTGTGCCGGCTCGAGGACCTGCGCGCCGAAATGGTCGCCCGCGACGGCATAGCCGACGAGGACCTCAAAGGCCGCAGCCAACGCCTCTACGACGTGTACCACGAGCTCGGCGGCAACGGGCACGGCACCGCGTTGAACGATGACATCCAGAGCGCGCCGATAGCGCCCCGACAATCCCGGCCCACGACCGTGGGCCACAAACAAACAAACAAACATCCCACAGAAAGGGGAAACATTGGTTAAAAACAAGGACAAGCCGAAACCGTGGTGGAAGCGGCTGACCGCCAAGGGTATGGCGCTGATCGCCGCCATGTGCATGATGACGCTCCCCGCGACCGCGCACGCGGACATGCAGGGCGTGGACATGTCCAACTGGCAGTGCGGCGCTGACGTGTACAACATGCAGGCCGACTTCATCGTGGTCGGCACCACGTGGGGCACGGGACAGGTGTACAACAACTGCCTCGTGTCCGGCGTCAACACGGATGCGAACCGTATGATCGCCCAGGCGCAGGCATCCGGCAAGAAATTCGGCCTGTACCATTACGCGATGGGCGGCAACCCGGAGGCCGAGGCCCAATTCTTCTACCGCAACACCAGCAATTATTGGCGTCACGGCATCGTGGCGCTCGACTGGGAGATGGACGACAACCCCGCATGGGGCAACTGGGACTGGGTACGCCGCTTCATGGCGGAATGCGAACGGTTGTCGGGTGGTGTGCGCCCATTGCTGTACACCGGCCCGGTCGCCGGCGCCATCCCGCAGGACATCCGCGACCGATACGGCCTGTGGATCGCCCAGTACGCGAACATGAGCCCGACCGGCTATCAGGCCGACCCGTGGATGATCGGCGCGTACGGCGAGGCCATGCGCCAGTACTCCGGCACGGGCGTGGTGAACACGTGGAGTCCCATCGACCTCAACCTGTTCCGCGGCGAGGCATGGCAGTGGGATTTGTACGCCAACCCCACCGGCGGTTCCACGGCCCCGGCCACACCGGCCCCATC